TGCTCTGCTTGTCGTCCTTCCATTCCATATAGGCATAAGCATACTTGTCAGCAGGCACTGTGATAGTATACTTCCTTCCTGTATCAGAATCTTTCTTCGTAAAGAACACGTGTGACACGGGAAACACATTGCACCACTTGCAGAAGTCCTTACTTATGCCGAATGATTTCCAGAATTCTATATCCCAGTCTTTCCATTCACGAATCTTCACATCCATAGTGGAATCGCTGGTAAGGTGTATTCTACCCTTATATCTTCGAAGGAGTTCGAATGCCGGAACTCTCCTCTCGGTATCCAAACTTATCTTGAGAAGCGCCTCCTTATACTTGACACCCCATAGTCTGGCCATAAGGGTAACAGCAGAACCAGTTTCACCGGTTCCGAAGTCTTTCCAATATACCTTGCCGAAAATCTCCCTCATCGCAAATGACGGATTCTTGTCGTCATCGCGCAAGGGAGACTGGCAGGTACAAGGAAAAGTATCTATGCCCATATACCGCTTTATGATGTCGCTGTCTGATAGCTTGACATCCTCACGGCATATGGACAAGGTACTTCTCTTGGTGTTTGAAATCATCAGAAGGGGAGGTCGTCGCCCATATCTACTGCAGGAGCATCGAAGTCGGGCTCATCCGTCTGTGGAATGTCTTCCTGAGAATTGTCCTCCACGGTCTCCGTAGCAGTAATAGCCCACTCGTGTACAGGAAGAGCGCTGAACACGTACGTGAACTGAGACTCTGGATTGAGCCTGTCCATATACCTGTTGATTTCCTTCTGCGCATTGTTGTACACACCCGAGGTCTTATCAACAAAAGCGCCGTTGCCAAGGAACAGGGAAGACAGGAACGTCTGATAGCTCCTGTTGTCGTTGTTGCTCCTGACACCGAAGATGACCTTCACCTTGTTCTCTGGCTGGAACGCCACATACTCGGCAATCTCACTGACATCACCGGCGCACAGCTTGTCCCAGTGGTCAATGGTCAGCTCACCGGGCTGCTTGTTGTCAATCCACTTATTGTTCACACGGTCAAACCTCTGGAGAGGAGTGATGTTGAGGAACTTCATAAGGAACTGGACAAGCTCAGCCTCGCCGATATGGCACGGCTTATAGTTGCTGGAAATCTGGGCGGGACCATTGGAATACTGTGGAATCTTATGGGCGGTGAACTCAGCCTTTGTGGCGAATGCACTGCGACCATAGGAATCAATGACCTGACACTTGCGCTCAGCATCGCCTTCCTTTCCAGTCATCCTGATTTCAGGACGAATCCAGAAGTCCATAGCGATGACGGGCTTGCTCTCAAGCTCCTCAAGCTTCACAAGGAACCTTACACGCCCGGAAGCATTCTCCTGCTTGTTATAGGCATATGTAGGCTCCGGAGCATCCTCGGCAATATTCCAACCGAAGCCGCGAAGCTTTGCATTGTCAGGGTTAATGGCTACGATAGAGACAGAACCGACTCCGACATACTTCTTGATGTCTACATACTCCTCAGCAGAGGCGGTCCTAGAAACATTAGAATTAGTAAGCATAGATAAAGATATTATTGGTTATACGAGAATTACCACTCCTGGGGCTCCTCAGGCCACGCATTGTCGTCCTGAACATCTTCCTCAGCAGATTCCTCGGCAGCGTCTTCAGGCCACACAATGTCACCATTCTCATCGTGATGAATATCCTCCTCGTTAATGGGCTCTTCGGCAGGCTCGTCAACGATATCGGTCTCCGAGGAGGGAACCTCTTCTGCCGGAGTCTCTTCAACAGCCTCTTCGGCATTATTCTCGGGATAGAGGGTATCTGTGACCTGCTCCTCAGCCTCCTTGGGTGCATCATCGCCAACAAGGGTAGAATAGAGAGCAATCTGGTCGTCGAGAGTCTTGAGCTGCTCGGTGAGGTCAGACTTCTCCGCCTCTGCAAGCTTGCGATACTTCTCGTCTACCTTATCAATCTCTGTCTGGACGATTTCCTTAGCCGCGATACTGGAAGAAAGAATGTTCTTGAAGTTCTTAAGGAGTTTCTTATTAGTAACAACCATTGGATGTAATATTTAGAAAGTATTTTTATTATTTTTTGTATTTCTTTTATTTTCCTGTAATACACCTGATTAGATGTACTACAGGAATATCTTTGACATATCCATAGTGAGAACGTTATTTTCGTCCGATGTACCCACTATGAAACGCTTTCCGCGCAGATGTGGAGACCTCGCTTCCCTGATATGACCTTCACCACCTTCAAATGAGATGATGGTGTTGTTCTTCTCACGGTATACGAAGCCCACGGCATCAGCCTTGCCACAGATGATGTCTCCCAGTTTACCTGCGAGGTCCACTGCAAGCTCTGTGGATTCCGCGCCGTTCATCTGAATCTGCTTGTCCTTGACATGACATACCAGAATGAGCGTATCGCACAGTCCCTGGAACATGTCAATGACATCCTTGAGGGCATTGCGGAGATACAGATAACCGGAGCCGTTGGGAAGAGTCCTGACATCAGCCTTAGGGTCGGGAACAGTCTTGCCGTTTACACGAACAAGATTGCCTTCCTTATCACGCTTGAGTCCCCAGTTCTGGGCCATAGGAAGCTTGCGATAAAGAGCTGCGGCATACTCAAGACACATCTCCTCAAGTCTGGTTGCATTGTCTATGGTAATGAACCTGTATGGATTCTTACCAAGCTCTGCAGCCTTCTTCTGGATAGCGGCGCGTACAGCGAAGATATCAGATACATTACGTACCTGCACCTTCATCACGCTGAGAGCACGATAGCCATCTTCAAGGTCGATGATGAGATTGTCGTCAAGGCTTGCAACACAACTGCTCTTGCCACTCTTGGGAAGACCGAAGAGTACCATAAGACGAGGGTTATAGCTCTCAGCCTCACTGCGCTCGGTAGGAAGAATGATTTCTTTTGCCATTAGCTTTTAAGTATTTTGTTGAAGTCTGGGAAGGATATGGTAGCTTTACGCACAGTTTCTCTGAACTCTTCATCGGTTTCGAGCATGTCCTGGAGCTTCTGCACGAACTTATATAGAATAGGAAATTCGTCGAACGTGCTTACGAGTGCAGCCGCAAGAGCGAAGAAGTCGTCCATCTCTTTCACATGAAACTCTACACCCACACCTTCATCATGACGTTTTACTGAAAACAGTGTTTTTTCTTCGTTCATTTGTTTACGAAAGTAAGAATAAGGGAAGACAGCTTCTTGGTCTGACGATATGACTTCATATCCTTGGCCTTGTTGTAATAAGCAGATATGGCGTTCACGTCATCAGGTCTTGGAAGTTCCTCGTAGTTACATACAGCACCGTCAAAGAACAGAGGACATATACCACCCATCTCTCCATCACGATTCTCCAACACATACAGGAATCGTCCATATGTCCTGAGTCCTATGCCGTCAGCATCCTGAATCTTATACCCAAGCCAGGCTGGAAGACCAAACTTTGATGGGTTGAACAGACCGAAGACAAGATTGGCATCCTTGCTGGTATACTTGGAGTCGGACAAACCGGAAGCTGATGGAACCATCTTCTTCTGCTTCTGAGCCTCCAGTCCCTCAACATCTGCAGACTGCTGCTGAATAGCCACGCAAGTATAGTTATACCTGTTTCGAAGATACTTCACAAAGTACTCTGACAGCTTATCTATGGCATCCTTTGTCTTGAATCCCTGCTCCTTGTCAACAAGACCTATATGGTCTATGATGACAATCTTATAATGATTGGGGTCATTCTGCTTATAGCTGTCGAAGACATCAATCTCCTTGGAGAAATTAGACTTGGATGTTACCTTGTGTGACTTATATTCACCAACAGACTTGGCATATTCCTCACAGACACGCAGTATACCTGTAGGATTGGTATTCTCGGTATCGAACTGGACGCACTTCTCGAAGAACCTTATCCTTTCCTGATACTCGTCACTGCTCAGAAGAGTGATGACTTCCTCGGGAATAGGATACTCGACACGTGTGGAACGCAGGTCAGCAGGAGCATAGCGAAGACCATTGAGCTTGTATAACAGATGAGACATGTATCTCTCTATGACACGCTCTACGGACTCCTCAAGGGCAAAGTATATGATGTGGCACGAACACTGGTCCTGATGCTCATAGCAATAGTCCAATACGTGGTACATATATACATAGTTTGCGAACTGACTCTTACCAACCTTCTGATTAGCCGAGATAAGAATATACTGTCCCTGTTCTATGCCCGGAACCTCATTCCTGAATCTCTCGAAGGGCCACGGTATACAGTTTACACCACC